CGAGGGGGAGAGCCCGTCCCGCGCCGAGGCGGAGGGTCGGGTGCGTTGTTGCCGCCATAACCAGCCAAGCGATCTCTGCGCCCTCGTTCTGGGCCATGCGGAGCTGCTCTTCCCTGCGGTTGCGCGGAGCCTTGGTCTGCGGAAGCCGGACCTCAAAATCACAGATGCCTTTCAAGTCCTCCCGCATGGCATCCGTTGCACTCTTGCGGTTCTCGGTCAGGATTTTTGTCCTATACCGCTGCTGAAACTCGTGCATCTCATTACAGGCCCGCTCCAAGCGTGTGGCTCCAATGCCCTCTTCCTGGTGCATAGCCACCACCATACACCAAGTGAAGATCTGCGCCGCTTTATCCCGTTCATCAGCCCGCTGCTGGCGAATGTTCTTCATCTGTTTTGCCATCTCCAATCTTTGCACCCGAAAATTTTTGCTAGGAATCTTCTCGCTTTGCCGCAGTCCCAACGGCTTTTGCACCACTGACACCGGCCATTGCACAGGAACGCCAGATGTGCTTTCATGTGCCCTCCTTTGCATTTTTGACCTTCGGGCCCGCCATGTGATTCACAGCCCAGGACCAGCCCGCCATGGGCAATGCGGCCACGATCAGGATAATTCCGGCCGCATCCACGACCATCGGACTAAAGAAAATTTCACGAATCAGATTCATTAGATTCCTCCGCATTCACTATAAGTCCCGAAATTCCAACGTTCTCTTTTGCATAGCCCACAGCTTCTTCTGCGGATACTGCCCACACATAAGATTTTTTGAGCAGTTTCCTATTACTCACTGGGGATCTATATTCCACTTTGTACTTATGAACTATTTTCCACTGCCGGCGAGGTGCCGATGGTTCCCGCCAACACGCTGCTACCGGTTTTTGCTCTTCTACGCATACTGGGCGCAGCATTCCAAAATTGGGGTGTTCATAAGCTACTTTCTGCAAGGCTTCTTCTACGGCTTTCGGAGTGTTTTCTCCACGAATCCATGCAGAAAACATACATTTTTCTGCCGTATCATTTTTTCTTGCTTCGATTGCGACCTCATAGCACGGCACCCTTATTCACTCCTTTCCTGCCCGCCGATTGAAGTACACCGCCGGCGAAACACCGCGTTCATCACAGTCCTTGTTGTTGAAACTGACGATTGCACCGCAGTTTTTCTTATTGGTGCATCGAACGCACTTCATGCCTGTAACGCTTACAACCTCATAGGTCGGTGCACCGCAGAAAGGGCACTCCCGGCTCTTAGGATCAATGTGTGCTTTCATTTTTCCGTTCCTCTTTGTTCCATTTTTTCAAGGGCGCATAGTATCCGCACATCACGCAACAGACAATTCTGCGATGCTACCCTAACAGTACGACAAGTTTCGACGTCGCGCTTCTAAACGGCTTGCCCCATGCCAAAAAGCCGCTCCCGCATTTAGGACACGGGAGAACCGTACCTGTTTTCTCCATCAGGATCCTCCCCTACGCACCGGCTTCTTGCCGTTCCCAGCAAACTTTTCAGGCCGTTCATCGCTCATGCCGCGGACCAGCACCTGTGCTCGTTGGTCATTCGGCATCTGATAGATGCAGCCAGTCGGAATGTGCATATACAGGTCATTCAGGACAGCGCGGGCGATTTCCGCTGTTTCATACTGCCCCAGACGATAGACATTTCCGCCTCCAGTGGGTACCGCCTTTATTTCATGCTCAGGACTCACATACACGCTGGTGCACTGGGCAATGTTCGTGATGGAGTCCCATTTTTTATTCATGACGTACATTCTGCATCCTCCACATAGCACCAGCTTTGAGGCGGGCGGCAAATGGAACATCCGTCGATTTTGCAAGTCGGTGGAATCATGTAGTGATAAGACGGTTCATAGTTTTCACAACGCCGATTTCCGCAAACACAATTTGATCTGCCCATTCCCAAAAAACCAAATCTTGAAAATTCATTAAGGTCTCTGGGCTTGTCATAAATCTTCAGGTCAGAGATGTGCCAGCCGTAGCCATTACGACCTTGCAGATATTTTTTAACGGTTTCTTCGGTCAGGCAGGCGGCTTGAAGCAGTGCATCTGCCGGTTTATACCACCCGTCCGATGTCAAAATGTTTATGTCCATCATCGTTCCGACGTGGACGAGCTTGTCGATTTTGTCGCAGGTGAACTCGCCGATCACTCTGCTGTCCATTTTCTGCACGCCAGCCTTGGGCGACTTCATAACCCAGCCATCGTGACCGGTGCAGTAGATGTACGCCTTGAACGGTGTTTCCAGTGTCGGGCGAGTCTTGCGCACCTCGACTTCCTTCATTCCTGCCCAGATCATCTTGCACCAGTTTGGCCGGATGCTCAGTAAAACAGCTTTACTCACTTTGCACCTCCCCGCCGTCCAGGTCGCCTTTGAGCTGTTCGAGCTTTTCGAGCACGATCTGCTGTACCTCTTCAGGCTTGCCGACGATCTCAACGAGCTGCGCCAGCATGATGTAAACATCCGCGATTTCTTCCCTGACGCTCTCGTGGGCGACCTTGATCTTCGCACCGTTGCGGTAGTTGAAGGTTACGGCCCGCTGGAGATTGCAGATCGCCTTCGTGAGCTCTGACATTTCCTTGATCGCCATCTGGAGCTGAGGGGCGGTGCCGTACCGATTGATCGCCCGCCGGATGGTGCTCAGACAGTAATTAGGAATGACCGGGATTCCTGCATCCTCGTACCATTTGAGCTTTTCCCGCAGGGTCGCGTAGGCCCACAAAATCGTGTAGTGCTCTGCGATCAGTCCGTCAATGCTCTGCTTCGGGTCGTCGAAGAGGTGATCGGTCAGACTTTCGGAGAGCTCCATATCGTTGCAGCCCAGATCGATGCTGCTGCCATGCCCCTTGACGAGCTGCCGCGCATACTCGGTCAGTGCCATTTCAGGTTGCCGCAGCCATACCCATCCGTCCTCGCTGACGTCAGTAAAGTTGAGGGCAGTCTGAAAATTGTCCACCGGGTTGTCGGTCGTCAGCCTCGGAACACTCTTAATCTTTTGCTTATCCATTTGCTCACCCTTCTTTTTGAATCATCGTCATATCGTAGCCGCTCTCCACAAACTTCACGCAAATGTCGTGATTGATTCCATTTCCGAGATATGTATAGATGTCCGTCATTTCCTCCAACGTAAAATTCGTACTCAGCAGCTTGTTGATGCCCTCAAAGTGGAGTTTTCTTTCCTTGGGCGAGACTGCTTTAATTGCAGTCCGCGTAAGCCACTCCAAAATTTTTGCTTTCAGCTGGGTTTCGTTGGTCACATCTCCCAGCCTGAAACAGGAATTGCTTCTCAGGCTGAAAATGAGCTCATTTTGCATATTCACGAACGACTGCGGAAACGCCGCCTGAATTTTCCTCGCCCACATGGTATCGAAAATGTTGAACCTTTCTACACCGCCTGTGGCTTCCGGCTCTTCTTTGGCAAGATAATCAATTGTATTTTCGACATCTGCCAGCGTGTGAATATGTCCCAGTGAACCTTCCATGCTCAGCACGGCCTTCAGCTGGTCAGCGTTAAGTGTTCTCATTTTTTCGCTACCTCCTTTGCAGGCGCAGGCATCTCAGCCCACGCAATGATGTGGCCTCCAATGCTCTCATAACTATCCAGCCATTCCCCGTCTGTCGTATGGGACGTGGTCGTATATCGCTCTCCACCAGGGAACTCGACAGTTACAAGCACTTCATCCGACATGGTTTCAAACATCCCAAACCTCCACTGCTCAGTGTCCTTGAACTTTGCAAACCAAGATTCATGCTCAGGCGGCTTCCCAGTGCGCCAGTTCAGGCAGCTTGCAGGGTCAACAGCAGGGGCATTCTGAATCATCTCCGCGATGGCATCAGCTGTGCTGCTGTGATGGCCAAGCGCAGAGCCATTCTGCAAGCCCATGCTTGAGACCTTGTCGTACAGATCATCTGCGTAAATCAGTTTTTTCTCACTCATTTTTTTGCTACCCCCTTCGGCGGCAAAGGCATCCACCCAACCACGGGAGAATCCACACGGTTATTGTAAACGTCATCCGGGTTGAAATAACGATATTCCCACCAGCCTTTAGGGATAAAGTAATCATCGCTTTCTTCATCGTAGGTTCCCCACTCGAAAATTTCTTCCCAGTAGAAAGCGCTCTTTTCGGACAAGACTGTGCCATCTTCGTAGTGAGCCGTCGTAATCCCATATCCACCGCAGGCGGTTTCAAACAGAATCAGCACATCCTCTTCGACTTTCGGGGGATTTGCTTCGGGATTTCGCCATTCCGGCCACAGGCTTACCGTGGACGCAGCCGCCACTGTTTTCTGAGCGTCTTTATAAGCCGCGCTGGCCGCAGCACTGTGTCCCTGCATCAAGCATTCCTTGCGGAAGAACCTCGCCATCAGGTCATTAGCATCAATCGGCCTTTTCTCGGTCATCGTTGCCGCCCTCCCTTACCTGTTTCATCAGCTCTGCAGCATTGATAACAACGCCATCGGTTCTCTCATACACTGTGCGAGCCAGTTCTTTGCCTTTATCGTCAATAGTGCTCTCAAAGGCATTGGCGGTAACTCGTAGGGCTGCAATTACAAAGGGAAGATCAATGTAGCAGTAGTCCTGGGGAACTTTGCTAATTTTACCAACAATATCGGTGAGCGCTTCACCAATGACGTTGAACGCTTCATCCGTCTTTCCTGCCAGCAATGCAGCTGAAACCCGAACCGCATAGGGGATTTTCTTCTTATCCATCGTTTTCCTCCTCATAAATGCCGAGCGTCATATCCAGTTCATACGGCGTATCTCCTGCGGCATCCCTATCCGGCTCAAGTTCTACGTTTAACGTCTTGTCCTTTACCGAGATGGTGAGTGCGCCGTTATTGAGTTTCACAGTGAAACTATCGCCATCGTTCAGTTTTTTGCCATCAGCCGCGTACAGCTCAAACGCAGCCTTGACCACGTCATTTACGCTGTCCATCAGACCTCTTTCACCCATTAGAAATCACCTTCATCTTCACCACATTGAATTTTTCATACTCCGGGTAGCAAGCTCTGGCCATCGCCTTAGCTCGTACAGCAGCACGCCTAATGCCCTTTTCATCGACAACAACGCACGGCAGGAGCGCAGAGCCACGTTTCCCGGATGCTGCGATAAGCATCTCATACTTTGCCATCGTCTCGTCCTTTCTCCGATTTCGGCGGGTGTGCTTCGCTCTGGCGGTCTATATCACCATCCACGCAGCACGCCGCATAAATCAGAAGTGCAGCCATCACCGCCAGAACCACCAGCACAATCCAAAGCCACATTTTGCATCACCCTCCCAGAAGATTTTTCATCATATACCCGGCCATAGCCTGTGCATATGCCTGTTTAGGAACGTCCGCCGCACCATTCTCTTCCAGCAGCTCTTTGATGCTGTGTTCGCGTCCTGCGCCGTCAATGGCCCGAACTCTGGTACTGCCGCGATTGACCGTCACCGTTTTCTTATCGCGCGGGTGGATGCCGAACGGAAGCTGGAAACCTTTCTCAAACACCCAGAGGTGATAGCAGTCGCAGACGTCCACCAGCCGGTCCTGCGTTGGGAACACTTCGACGGCAACTCGCTTCTCGCCGAACAGGTCGTTCTTAATTTCCATCTTGACGGCCCACGGGATATCCCCGCTGCCGTCACTCCGGCCAACGCCCTCTGCCGCCGTAATCGTGACGTGTTCGACCTTGCCCCATTCCGTGCGGAGCAAACGAGACATCACGCTGTACTTCTGGTCTTCGCTGATCCATGCCCGATCCATCTCCCTCATCCAGCCGTGATAAGGTACTCCCAGCTCTTCAGCCGCCTGTTTCGGGGTAATCGTCTCAATCCACTTCATGTTACTACTCCTTTCCAGTGCTCATGCCCATCAGCTCCGGCGTATCAACTACATTTCCAACCACCTTTGCGGTCAGAACCAGGCTTGCAAGACCATGCTCGACAAGCTCCTTTCGGTTCTCCGAAAATTCCGCGTAGAAACCAATATGGCCTACGCCGTAGTCGATGTATTCGCCGTATCTTACGGCAAAAATCACATCTTTTCCGCATCGATCGTCTTCCAAAATGTCCCCCTCAAAAACAGGTACCCCGTTTTCGTCCGTCAGAGTTGTGTTCATACCGATCGTAAAAGGCTTGACCAGATGGGCGTATGCCGGCTCTTGCTCGGAGTTGATGTACCAGCCCTCGCCCGGGCGGCTGTTTTTCACACCTGGGGAGCGAATCAGGAATCCTTCATGCCAAACGCCATCTGCAGACTGCCCGCGAAAAGTTCTATCCTGCATCATGCTTCACCCCTTACCTTAACGGGAAGCACCAGCGCTTCATACTGCGGTTCAATCAGCTTTACAGGGGACAGCGGCCCAACTACCCATGCGCTGACTTCGTCCTCTTCCATCGACTTCAAAGCCTCGCTCAGGAATTCAAGGTTGAAGCCGATTCGCAAGGGGTCTTCCAACTTTCCGCTAAAGGAAAACTCCTCATTCATTTGCGCGATCGTGCTGCGCATTGATGCTCTGCCGGTGCCGCCGGGCTCCAGGTCCATTACCAGAACGCTCTTTTCTTTTGCGTCTGCAGACCGGGCCAGCTTGACGCGACCCAGAACGCCCAGCAGTTCTTTTCTGTCAAGCGCAATTCGGGTTCCTTCATTTCTCTGGGCCACAACCTTACCATAGTCCAGAAACGGCTCCGCAATCAGGCGGGACTTCACCTCGAAATTGCTGTCACTGAAAACAGCCTTTTTCCGGTCACGCACAATTTCCACGCTACCATCCATAGAAAGCGTATCAACTGCCTTTGCCGTGGCCGCAGGAAGCGTAAAGCGAAAATCACCATCAGCTGTGCAATTGATTCTGGCAATCGCCATCCGGTATCCATCCAGCGCACAGATTTCCAGCACATCCTCGCCTTTCCGAGAGAAGCACAGGCCACGGTGCGCAGGGTGTTTATCGTCCTTCGACACCGCATAGAGGACTTTGGAGATTGCCCAGCTTAAATCGTTGGCCCCCACGATACACCGCTTTGCATCATTGCCCGGGCCAGAAAACTCCGGGTAGTTCTCTGCCGGCGTTGTGTTCAGGCGTGCCCTGGCCGTGCCGGATTTCACGGTAAGGATTCCTTTATCGGCCTCGATGCTGATTTCCGGTGCTACCGTGCCGCTGATAAAATCAACACCGCGCGGTGGAACCACCACATCCTGCTCAACCGGCTTGGACAGACCAGCACGGACGCTCAGTTCCAGATTGGTGGCGTATGCATTGGAGCCGCTCAACAGGATTCCTGCATCATCGGTGCCCACCGCCCGAACCTCCGGCACCGCCGTGCGCAACTTGGAAAACAGCGCTCCAAGTTCGCTTCGCTCAAACTTCATCTTCCTTTTCTCCTTTCTCAAAGTGCTTCATGCTGAATTTCACATAGCATTCAGGGCACATATAAGCCACCCGCTCCGGGTTATCACCACGCTTTCTGCGCAGGAGCAGGGCGTACATTTCTTTCATGGGCTGGTATTTGCCACAGACCGTGCAGTGCTCCCACAAACGACTTTTCTGCACATCAGATGGAATTCTCTGAAGGAGGGGCTGCGGCTTCTCTCGCCGCATACTCTGAACGCCAACCACGTTTTCCATGCTACTTCGCATGAACACCGGCGTTCCAGCTGCATCTGCCGATGTCAGAATATCCTGTATCCATCCAGCCTTTGGAATAACCTTTCCGGCATTTTGGCCTGTCTCCGCTCCAATAACTGCCCATTTCAGCTTTCGGAACGTTTTTGTTGCATCGCCTTCAAACGGTCCGAGAAGCGGCTCTATGGCTACGAACGTATTATACTTTTCGTTTGCCCACACACTGTCTGACAGAATCGTTGCGGTAGAGCCGTACCAGAAATTGTTTTTCTGTGGAAGTGCCCCATGGTTTGCAAGGTTCTGATATCTCACCGGGTACTGCGTCAAGAAAATGTACTGGTGCTGGGGTGCCATTTCGGCCGCAGCGAATACCTGAAGAATCCAATCTTCCGGCACCCACGGACCAAACAAGTCGCCGTCCGTGCATACCATGATGGTTGAGCCCACTTTGACCTTTTGTGGCCAATCCATGCGATACTTATGTATCGTGGGCATAAATCCGGTTGGGTTGTTCAGAAAGCGGTTATTTGTGGTTTCCCATGGAGCGTCCAGCTCAAAGAGGTTCGCTCCGACCTGCTGAACCTTCGGACGTTCTGCAAGATTTCGTCTCCAGTCGCTGGCAAAGCGTAAAGCGCTCTTTTTTGCGTAGCAATATCGGCAGTCTTTCAGACATCCTGTTACAGGATTCCATGCGTAATCCGCCAATTCGTTTTTTGTTCTGTTCACCGATAGATCCTCCCCGACTGGCTGTCGATCAGGACAATGCGCTCTGCAATCTCAAACCCTGCGGCATCTGCCACATACCGCAGAACGTGAATAAGATCATGCACCCGTTTCTCGTCCTTCTGGATGTTATTTTCGGCACGCGCCCGGGTGGGGTCCGGCGCACCGCTGGGGTTGTGTCCTTTGCGGGTATCAGGCATTGCTATCCCCCTTGTCCAGAATCATATAGTACTCGTACTGGGTGCCCGGGTTGGCGTTTGGACGGCGGCGCACGATGTCAACCCGATACCCCGCTTTCAAGAGCAGCCGTCCCAACTCTAAGCGTTCATCTTCCGAGAGTCCTTTTGCCTTAGACGGCGCAAGGGAAAGTTCGATTTTAGCCAACACGCTTTTCCACCTCCATCAGGTCGTGCATCAGCTCGTCAACCAGCAACTTACCGGCATTCGCGCCTGTGCGAATAATGTTTCCATTTTCCTTTAACTCTGCAAACTCCTGTGCACGGATTTCTTTGGACTGCTTTGCAAAAGAAATTTCCGATGCTGTCATGCGCCCCTGCACCACCTGCTGCCATTCCTCGATGAATGGCTTGGCATCTTCCAGATCTGCATACTGGTCGTTGTTATAGCTGCGTTTCTGCCGAACTGTACCGCCCGGCTCCACCTCCAAGGTGTACCACGGCGTATTGGGGTCAGACTTCTTTCGCAGGAAGAAAATGTAGCTTTCCCGAACAGAAATACGCTCAAAGTACCTAGTTCCACGCTGGATGCAGTGGTCAAGGAACTTGCTCTCCTGCAAAATGTCCTTTGCGCCCTCTGGCACCCGGATAATGTACTCCGCTCCATCGTACTCGTAGATTTTGCGGATCTTCTTGTAGATGTTTTCGATATGGAACTGCTTTTCCAGCTGTTCCGCTTCCTTTTCGATAGAGCGTTTTGCACCTTTCATGACTTCCATCCGGTGCCGCTTATTGCGCTCCAGCACAAGATCATCATGCCGGCGCTTCAAGTCGAGCGGGAACATCACGCTTTCAAGCTGCATATTCATCCCCACTTTTTCGGCCATGTCAAGGTAGTCCGACCAGTCCTGCGCAACTCTAAGTGCGATATGGCCGTTGTAGCTACCCGTGATTCGTCTTGTTTGCTGGCGGAGATATTTCAAGCTTCGCGTCATTCCGCTTTTCTGTAATGTCTTGGCCATTCCTGAGAGATTTCGGATGTTGGCCGTCATTGCCATGTTCTTGCCATTGATTGCGAGGCCGGCTTCTTTCCATTCCAGCGCATTATCCACCTCGCGGAACGACTTTTTGCTCTGCGAGACCACGGCCAGTTCCTGACGGTTTAAGCCAAACACACCGTAATAGGTCTCTGCGCGAAGATTGATGCGGGTGCTGTGTTCATATTCGTCGTACACCTGAGAGCACAGCGCATCAGCCCAGCCCGTTTTCACAAGGCTTTCGGCCATCGGATACCGATTCACGATTTCCCACTGACGAACCTCCCATGGAAAATTGAGATGATTGTCGTACTGGTACATCCATTCAGATTTCAGCACTTTCCGAACATCACTCTCAAATTGGTCAGTATGGGATGCCAATGTATACGGCTGATACGGACCAGAGGGGGCCGTCAGCATTGCGGATAACTTCGGGCGCTGGCACATAATATATTCCTCTTTTTCACTCCAGCTGCGTTTCCACTGCTTGATGGTCTTTCCGTCCGTCCACCATATCCCCCGGCCATGAAATTCCAGTTCTGCCCGACGATTGCTGAAATCGAAATACACCAGATAGCGGCGAATCCAGACCCCATCTCCCTGCGGCTTGCTCCAAAGGAATGTCCTTGCGGCCCACAGCCTTTTGACCGAATAGCGGGTATTACGAACCTGCATTTTCTCCCCGCAGCACTCGCACACTGCCGTGCTCTTGTGCTTGAGCAGTTCTGACAGCGTATATTCGCCGCCACAACAATCGCACCTTACCCGCTGAATCGAGACCTTCTTCTCAACTCCACCGGGTTCGATTACACTCTGCTTGTCGTTGGTGACCCAGAGAAAGCCCGCATCACTGCACACTTTCAAAACCTGTTTTCCGAAATCCTCTGGCGGTTCCGGCAGATTCTCAAAGAGTTTCTGGGTTTCAGCCGCCTGCCGTGCATTACGCTCTTCACGCTTCTTTCTGGCATGAGCTGACAGCGCATCTTCTACAATGCCGACCAGATAACCCGGTCTGCGGTCATCAAAATAGTTTTGCAGAAGCTCCGACTCTCCCTTTGTTGCCGGCACTTCGGTCCTCCATGTCAAACACTGGCAAGGTCTGACCTCAATTTCACGCGGCGAAAGTTCGCTCTTTTTCGGATTCTCGTTCCCACGAAGCTCCCCCGTCCAGTAACCTCCGAAAAAACGCCACACGACCAGCGGCTTTTCCTTTTTGTCCCAGACGGCCACCGTCAGCACCTTTCCCTTGATGTAGCGACCCACGCCCTGCCCCTCGGCAACTGACATACACAGCGCCGCATCCAACTCTGGCCGCTTCGGCTCCGGCGCATAAAGTTTCAATTCTTCAACCTTTTTCATCGTGTGCCGCCTCCAAACTCTCCGACGTGTAATTTTTCCCGGGCAAAACCTTCACTCCATCGACCTGTTGAGCAATGCAAGCAAATTCGTTTTCTCCCCGGACGATGAAGCAGAGCCACTCGCCACGTGCACCAGCCAGTTCCTTGCCCTGACCATACGCGATGTGGAACGGTCTCTTGAAGCAATCTTCGAATTTTTCTGCCGGATGCTCAAACGCATAATTTGCGTGCATAAGAAGGAACTCGTCTTCTTTCAGCCTGCGAAGCGGTACAATTTCGGTACAGCTGCTCCGCGTCCGGTAGTCATCCTCATCGATATCACCGCCAGCTGCGATGGCCCAGAACTCGTTTTTCCCGTCCCAAGCATACCAGTTAAGGCAGTCCAGCGGATCCAGACAGTAATGGAATCCCGTATTGGCGCATTTTGCCTTTTCGGTCTTGCTCACTTCGCCCGGCTGGTACTGATAGCTGCCATCGCCGAGCGTAGCAATCAGCCCCGGCTTGAATCCTTTGAATCCTAAAATCATCAGAGCCACCCATCCAAGGAAAGCTGCATATCGTCTTCCGCAGGCGTTTCCTTCTTCTTTTTTGCCGGCTTTTTCGCATCCGTTTTCTTTTCTGCTTTGGACGCAGGCTTGGTTGTGTGAGCTGGTGCCGCCTGCTTCGGAACATTGGGGGATGCCTCTTCCGGTTTGACGGTGGCCGGAGCCTGCATCTCAGCTTCCGTAGGCGGTGCGCCAGTCAGTTTGATGTTCATGCTGAACGAAACCTCGGCATTCGGAAAGTAAAACTGCACGGCGCGGCGGTAGGTTTCGAGGTCGGACAGAACTTCGCCTGCGTTGTTGACAACAGCGGCGCAACATTCGGAGAACGTGCGCTGCGTGTTGCAGACGACCTCTGCGAACCGCGGCTCCTGGTCTACAAAGCCAAGCAGTGTCCGCAGAACATAACTCTGCACGCTCTTTGCGGCACGACTGCCCTTGAACAGCTTGTCCTCAGCTTCCAGCTTTGCTTTTGCTTTAGCTCGCCAATCGACGAACTCAACTGTGGTTGTGGTGTGTGTGGTGGAATCCATATTGTCCTCCTATCAGAAAAAGCTAAGTTGCCCACCCTTGCCCTCGGAGAACACCGGTTCCTGTTCCGGCGCTCTTTGCGGCTTTTTAGCGGCTTTTGGCTTTTCCGTGTTCTTTGGTTTCTCGAGATTTTTAGGAGCTTCAGGGGATTTTTGTGGTTCGGATTTTGGCGCATCTGCAACACGCTCTTTCCTTATCGGTTGAGTGACCAGTTCCATCTGCGCCATAAAGATTCGATATTGCCAAACCGGGATCCTGAGCATCGGCGTATACCAGACGTTCCCTTTGTCAACTGGAAGCAGCCCCCTTTTGTCATAAGACACAGACGGGCTTGCAAGCGTATCACCGATGACGACATACCCCGGCATTCCAAGCAGACTCATTTGCAGATAGCACATCATGCCCACGATGTAGTCAATGTCCTGCGCCACAAACAGTACATCCGTCTGATAATTGATGCCTTTCTTTCTGCATTCGTTTGCGAACGCCACCAGCAAGGCCCCAGCGCCGCAGGTCGGATCACAGACCGCAACCCATCCCCTATCTCCGATTTTCTGCTGAAACTCTTCTGCGGGGGTCGTTACTGCGGACATGAACTCACACAGGTGGTAGGGCGTAAAGAATTGTCCTGCATGGTCGTTTCCAAGCCCCAAGCACATATACAACTCGCCAAGGAAGTCCTGTTCCGGGTTGTCCTCTAGTGCCACGACCAACAAGGCCAGCATTTCCGTAAATGCTTCCATTTCCGGCCGCGTGTATTTTCCTGCGATTGATAAGTACTGCTTCTCGCGTTCGTCAAAGTGGCTCTGATCTGTCGCATTGGACACCGCAATAGCACTCATGGTGATCCAATCGCTCCAGACCTGCCAGCGTGACCGACCATTGCTCGAAAACACTTCAAACTTTTTTACAAGTTCCTTCTGTGCTTCACCCCGGACATGGCGAACATCACTCCCCATTGGAATCGCCCCCTTTGCCCTGCGGAACATCCTGTTTTTTGAACGGTCTTCTCTTTATTCGTCCAAGGCTGTCAGTAAGACTTAGAATGTTGTTTCCGCTCGGCGTTTCTCGGTCAACCCGATTTCCTTTATTTTTGATGTGAGTTTTTTCCCACTCTGCAAACGTTGTAACGTGCTGCGCCGCTGCCTGATCGAGTAGGCGCTTAGCATAGCACCATGGGTGCTTCGCTTGGTGGCGCATCGCTTCTTCCAGCGTAGCAACCACCAAAGCATCTTCCACCCCGGTTTCTCGCAAATCCCGAAATTCTGCTGCCATGTAGGGCGTAAGCATACTGTCGCATCCAGCCCAGACCCAGTAGCTTTCCGGGGTGTCATCAGGCGGGCCGGTTGATTTTTCTGGATTTTCCTCAGTTGTGGATTCTTCAAAACCCATTCGGTTTTCTGGGTTTTCCTGATTTTCTTTTGATTTGCGAGGCCTGCCACCTCTGGCACCGTTTGCCCTATTGGCAGCGGCCTGACGCTCGTATGCTTCATTGGAAGCATCGATTTTGGCTTTTATTGCCGCCCAAACAAAGCGCTCATTCCCCAGAAACTTCGGTTCTGAACCAGTTTCCTTGTAATCCATCATAGCCCATAGAATTCGGCCCCGTTCCGCTTCATTGAACGGTTCTAGCAATGCTCTGTAATCCTTCACCCACAGTTTTATGTAATCATTCGCCACGCTCCACCTCCCCTTTCGGTTTTTGATTGAGCGAAAGCACTTTACATAGATGCCGATCCAGCTTGATGCCATAGATATGGTAATCAGCAAACAGGGCTTTTTCTCTGCGGTGTGCCTCTTCGTGGTGCCGCCGACAAAGCGCTATCGCGTTCAGCCCGACATGGACGATAGCTTCTCTATCTCGACCCATGCCCACGCGGTCAACATGGTGCACCTCTGCAGGCTGGTTGCAAATTGCACACCGGCGATTTTCAAGGCAAAGATACAGGTACTTGCCAATATCATCCGTCTGGGTGAGCAGGCTGTCCTTTGTGGGCACTCCCCAATGGAAGCAAAACTGAATCAGGTATGTAATAAACTCTCGGGCCGTGGTCATATCGCAATTCGAGAGGGAGAACCACTCCCGCAGGCAGCGGGAGCAGAAATCCCATTCCAGATAAAGCCGAAGTTCTTCCGGCTCCTGCCCTGACCACAAAGAAATATCTCGGATAATAGCGAAAATCTTGCGGCGCTGGTCTGCGGAAATGGTTCGCCCATCATCCAGACGGACTTCTACCCGCCGGGGGCGCTTCTGCGCCAGAAACCGGCTGATATCCACGTCAGGCTTCAAGACGAGTTTTCCGTTCTCCAGCTTCTCAATCTTCGCTGTTACAATCATGCGTGTTCTCCTTGTCCACATGGACGTGCAT